TGAAGGTACTGAAGGTGGTGAAGGCGAATCCAAAGAGGGTTCTGAAGGCGAAGGTGAATCTGGAGAAGGTTCTGAAGGCGAAGGCGAAGCTGAAGAAGAAGATACTTCTGAAGACGACGCTACTAAGTCTGAAGCCTATAACTACTGGCATCGTAAGGGTCGTTACTTGAACGCCAAGAGTGATTACCTCATCGGTAAGCTCAACGAATCCCGTTTTGACTTGCTCTTTGATCCGATTATGACTGCTATTAATGCAAAAATCAGAAAGCGTATCGAAGAAGCTAAGAAGGAACTTCGTGAGGCTGCTCTTAAGAAGTAATAGATAAACAATCCTTTATATTCAAAAACTCAGTATTATTACTGAGTTTTTTGTTTTTTATATTAAAATAAAACTATATTAACATAAATAACGTATGGCAGTTGATACTAATGAAGCTCTTGTATATACCAGTCAAGTTATTGCTGGCTATTTTTATACATTCAATTATCAGGCAAGGGATATTATCGGAAGTGATAAATCACCAGTTATTTACTGTGCTTTTGCACCTCCGATGGATCCGCATTTTGCCGGAATAAATTTTCATTACTTCAATACCGATATTGTTATGAAAATACTTGTTAATATGCAGAAAATGAAAAATATTATGGATAAGGACGTTCCAACTATTTTCAATGGCTATGAGCTCAATAGATGTTATTCAAATATTGGTTATGGCCTGAAAATGTATAGAAAGGAGAGAGTTAGAAGCTGTTATCGAATTAAAAACGAATACATCGGTAAAATACTTGGTATTCCGTCAGAATTCTTTATGTCAAACGACATTCAAAAGAACGCTCTGAGAGAATTGTCTACAACCTCCAACAAAGGATATTAGTTTGGATTACGAGAAAATCTATAATAGAATAATTGAAAGAGCAAAAAACAGATTATTAATAGGACAAATAGAAAACCATCATATAATTCCAAGGTCTGAAGGTGGAAGTAACAAGAAAGAAAATAAAATCGAGCTTTCTCCGAAAGAACATCATATCTGTCATTTGCTGCTTATTAAAATGGGTAAGTGTCTTAAGTATTGTTACAGGCATGTTAATGCTCATCAATATATTAAGATGAAAGAAACAGAAAAACGAAAAATTAAAACTCGTGAAAGTCGTAAAATGTATAAAGAACGACAACTTGAATTTGAAGGACTAGAATATGAAAATTAGTTTAATCGTTGCCAAAGGACTTAAAAACGAAATCGGTATAAGTTCTAAAAATTGTATGCCTTGGCATATCAAATCTGACTTGAAGCATTTCAAGGAACTAACCAGCGGACATTGTGTCATTATGGGTCGTCGCTGTTTTGAATCTATAGGCAAGGCTCTTCCGAACCGAACAAATGTAGTAGTTTCAAGCAATCCTGAATATAAGGCTGAAGGTTGTGTCGTAAAGCCCACTTTACAGCTCGCAATGGACTACGTGGCCTCAAAAAACGAAACTGAAGTATTTGTTATAGGCGGAGCTACAATATATCGCCAGATGATGAATACGGGCTGTGTAGACTATATCTATATTACGGAAGTAAATCAGGAATTCCCTGAAGCAGACGTTTTCTTTCCAGAAGTAGATGAAAAACTTTGGAAAAAGGAAAAGACTGGTGAAGCACATGGTCAGGAAGGAGACGATTTTGACGTCGATTTCTATGTATATAAAAATGCCAAATTTTACTAACCTTCTATAAATAATATATGACTAGAGATTTTAAAGAAATTGACCCAAAATTAAACAAAATCTTGGATATTCTTACAAAGGCTGGATTCAAGTACAGTTTTTATAGTGACTCCAAGATTAAAATCGTCGACAATTCAATGACTTGTACCGATGAAACCGGAGAAATTGGTTCTATTACTGTTTCTAAGGGAGGCGAAGTAACATTCACTCTTACCGGAAGTAAGAATAAGGGCAAAATCAAGACATTGATGAAGGCAAACAAGCGAATTTTTAAGGCTGGACAGGCTTTGCTTGAAGTCGGTGCGGAATCTCGTATTCTTATCAAGAAATACAAGGACGCAGTTAAGGAACTGGCCAAGGAACTATAAATAATAAAAAATTAGGAGAAACAATTATGGATTTAAAAGATGTAGATTTCAAGACCTATATGCGTCAGAAGCTCGATGAAGAAGCTGCTCTTGCCGCTGCTCCTCAGGCTCAGCCTGCTGCAGCTCCGATGGGTGGTGCCGCTAGTATGATTGCACAGTATGTTAAGAATGGTGACCTTAAGGAAGGTTTCAAGAACCTTGCTCAGGACCTCGTTCAGGCTATTGTCGACTATGCTAAGAATCAGGTCGTTTCCGAAGACCAGTTCGATTCTATTGACGCCAAGGCCAAGTACGAAAACTTCGTTGACCAGAAAATCGGTCTTACTGCCGGTGGTACAATGGTTGATCTTTTCCGTCACATTGGTGTTGACATTTCTAACGCTAAGAATACTTTCACCGCTTAATTTTTGGAGGTGTTAATGTATTCTCACGATGAACAACATTTAGATTCACTTCCTGCAGAATTCAAGTTCAGGGATGAATTCCGTGCTTTCCGCAATAATTTCATAAATGAATGCGGCGACGGTTCTTGTGCTGACGGTTCTTGTGATAATTCCGGAAAGACCGGTTTTGATTGGTTCGAAGAATACGAAGCACTCGGCGGTAAAGATGACCAGTATACACTTTGGCATGACGCCTTGCCAGTAAATGGTTTACAGGACCTCAATTATCCATTTGACGGTGACGATGAACTTTGGAAGGCAGAAATGAACGATACTGAAATTCCTGTATGGTTCAATGAAACTTCTTATGATGAATTCGTTAAGATGTTCGGTACTCCAGAACAGGCAGTCAAGGACGAACAGCAAACAGGTCTCGAAGATGATTCCTACGTGGATCCGGAAACGAACCTAGAAAACGAAAGTTGTTGCTGTGGAGGTAAGAAGAAAAACAAAAAGTCCAAGTGGTTTGCGTTTAAGTCTAAGAAGTCCGATAAGGATAAAAACAAAGTTGAAGAAGCGCTTGAAACCTTGAAGAAGTTTGGTTTTGATGCAAGTCTCAACTAGTCAACAAACAAAATCTCAGTTGATTTGAAGCAAGCTTAACAACACTGTAAAACATAAAATAAAAAGGTTGACAAACGTCAGCCTTTTTATTATATTATAGTCATGTATAAAAATTTCCTAGAAGCAGTAAATGCGGCAGTTACAAAAGACGAAAACAAAATGCTTGAACAAATCGAGCATATTGAGCGTGCTATCGATTCCAAGCGTCGTAGAAGCGTAGAACTCCGAGAGATCTATGAAAACCAGCTTAAACATTTTGAAACAATGTTTGCTGAATATGGATATTCCATTATCGGTTTTTCCGTTTTCAATTTTGAATCAAACCGTGTTCCGTTTATTGTTCAAAAGGGAAAAGACGGAATTAAGCACCATATCGATATGGCCAGTAACAATAAGAAGAAAACTGGCCGTTACTATGTAACTATGCGTGCGACATTTGATGAAACCATGTATAACAAAGCATATAGCGATGATTGGGAAGCACAGCGAAATGTTATGCTTAACGCTATGAATGCTCGTCCTCGTTGTCATGTACGTATTGACAGTCCAAAAGAATTGAAAGATATTTTCTTCAATTTGCTCAACGAATTGGAAGAAGTACGTAAAAACCAGAATTCTGAACGTTATAGAACTGGCGTATGCTATATGGCACGTCAAGACATGGAAACATTGAAATGCATTGAAAAGTTGGATTAATATGCTGTTATTACATTCTTCACCATCATTTTATAAGTATACATGTTTGGATTTTTCTAAATGCAAAGTTATTACATGTGAACTTAGTGATTTGTATAAAGAATTAATAAAATTTTATATTGATGGAAATATTGACATAACTTGCTCAGAGCAAGCATGTATTGAATCGGTAAAAGCAAATAATTTTTGTACCTTACTGGAAATAATAAACACTGAAAAAAGTTTTGGTATTACTAGTGAAAGGATTACGCTTTTACCTGCAGTTATAATGCATTATATAGCTGAAAATTCTAATGAAGATTTTCTTGAATATTTTAGAAAGTATTGTTTGGCAATTAAAGAAGCAGAAGTAAAAGAAGCAATCGACAAATTACCTGGGTAATATATGTGTGAATTTTCAAATATAGTAGACGACAATATTGAGCGTGTAAAAGAATATTATAATAATTTACGTGACCGGGCTATTAACCGGTTTCGTGCTATATATGAGAAAAATAAAACAGATGCAGAAATTCTGGAAAATATGATTACTTCAAGAGGATATAAAATTATATATCATGAAGTAATAGAACCATCTGTTGATGCAGTCAATGACAATAAGTTTGCAGCAATTCATATTCGTAAAGAAAATACACATTCTGTAGTTTTGAATTATAATGTTTCTGTTTCTAAAAAAGAAAACTTAAATGGTCGTCTATATTTGTCTATCCGTCATAAAGGCGGATATGTAGCTAAGAAAGATACAATAAAGTATCATTATGCTAAAGCTACTAATGAAACACCGTTCATTCAGATTTTTGCAGATACCGAACCGGAAAAGGTAGATACATTCTTTATGCTAATTGATGCATTAACCGAAATAACTACCGAAGACGATTTTATCAAATACAGAGATTTTACCTGTAAGGCAGCAAAACAAAACTTATTGATGTTAAAATCAATTAACAAACTCGAATAATATGGAATTTAAACTTTCAAATTTTGCAGATATGTCAAACGAGATGAAACTCGCGTATTTTATGCAACGTCTGGATGAAGCTCCAGCGTTTGCTGACCATATACGTGATATTATGGATGCATTTCTGAAAACTTTTGGATTTATAAAGGGTTATCATTCGGTTTATTATCATTTACCAGGACAACAACTATGTGTAAAACTTCACAGTAGCGCTATGTCAATCCATAATGGAAATAAACTAAACGATGATATGCATATGTTCTGGTTTAATAAGATGGAAAGAGAAGACCTTAAAGTCTTTTTAAAAGCTATCTATGATGGCGAGGTTGATTTTTATAAAATCGATTTACGTTTAAAAATGCATGCTGTTGAACAAACATTTGATGTTTTGCCTGGTTGATTATGAAAGATTTAGATATTAAAATTGGAAACGATATTAATAAACTTCTTGATAAACATATCAAGCAGTATAATAAAGTTATTGATGTAGTCAAACAGGTAAAGAAAGAAATAATAGCCAAAAAAGGTGAGATTTTTCAGATTATTAAATTGTTTGAAAAATATGGTATTGAAGTATGCGGTTATGATGTTTCAGCATTTAATAAAGCACCAGTAACATATAATGGTTCTATAATTGAACCTGAGGAAATTACAGATATTATACCATATTCTACCATCGTTTTCAATATAAAACATCCGGATAATGATGTTATTTTAAATGTACGTGCTAGATATAATAAAAGAGTTGGAAAATATCATTTGAAAGATGACCCTAAAACATATAGTTATGAATATAGATTTTATGAACTAGAATATAGTTTTGATACTTATGAACTTGGAAAAATGTTCGTAAATAAAAATTCTGCCAGAGCAAACATTATAAAAAATTGTATATATTCTATTGGAAAAACAAAAGGGTTTTTTCATACGTATCAAACTATTAGGTTAAAATCAGATAAAGAAGATATAGACTGTTTTTTCTATAACTTGAATGCCATACTTTCAATTAAAAACAGTGATGATGCTAGAAGATTTAAGGAATGTACCGCAAAAGCAATTATACATAATTGTGATTTAATAAGTGATTTGGATAAATTTGAAGGTGACAGTAAAGATCCATATGCAAAAATGCATGCTATTAAAAAAGAAAAATTCTGTGAAAGCTGTGTATCACGATAGCGCTTACAAAATTAAGAAAAATTGTTATATTTAAATTATGACTAAAGAACTATTTACAAATAATGATGGAATTAAACGTTCAAAGGAACGTATCACCAAGAATGGTGAAGTGTTTACTCCGTTTGCAGTTATTGACCAGATGATTGCAAAAATTCCTGAAGAAAAATGGAAAGACCCTAAAGCAACATTTTTAGATCCTACTGCGGGAAGCGGAAACATCCTTGTTCGTATGCTTGAAAAACGTCTTGCTTCTGGAATTTCGGTTGAAGATGCCGTAAAGACACTTTATGGTGTTGAATTAATGCAGGATAACAGAGATTTGTGTGTCCAAAGAATTCTTGAAATTGTTGGACCTAAATACAGTAAAATTGTAAACAAAAATATTGTATGCGCAGATTTCTTTAAATGGGATTTTGAAAACTGGAAACCTAAAGAAGAAGTCGATGAAACAAAAATTGAAAATAGTGGATTTGCGGAATTTGTATGTTGACAGATTATAAACGTATCTATGATGAGCCTGAAACTAAAGAACCGGTTAAACATGAAAAACCGGTTCTATTTACTGTTATTCGAAATGGTCGTTCAAGTCGTCTCGAATATGCACCCTGGTTTAAGACTACAATTTATAGCAGCGATAAATATAATCCGGATTTGACACAGCGTTTTGACAGTATGTTACAATATTATGATATTCTTTCGATGGGACAGCCGCATAATCCACCACCAGAAGAAATTTATGGATTCGGTGTAAGATATGTGTCTGAAAACAGCGAAGTCGAAACACGTGTACATTTTGGTTCTCATGTATATCCGTGCGATGCAACATATATTCTCAAACGTGGCGATAAGGTAGTATTTCCTACTTGGTCCATTGAACTTAACACTACTGGTGATTTTAAACGTCTATTCAACAACTTGGAAATGGAATATGTATTGCAGTAGAAGACATAGTTCTAAAACTTTAAGTGTAAAGATTGTTCATAATGGTAAAATACGAAAGTATTACCTTGGTAGTTCTTCTCGAGAAAACGATACCAGATTAAGTTTTACTAATGAAAATCAAGAATATACAAAATACATGGTATTATATCCGGAAGATTATCAGGATGTAATGTATAGTTCGAGTTATAAGAACCTAGATGAATGCGGTGCGAGTTTCAAATTTGGTGATACCGTTAAATGCAATGGCTGGACGATTATATTAGATTCTCAATTTAGTTTTGAAAAATTGATTTATAACCTGGAGACTGAAATTGCTTTGGTTTAAGAAAAAGATTAAATTCTCGATTGTTCGAAATGATAAGACAATTAAACATTCTGTTACTTCCGATTTAATAGATAGAGTCTGTTATTTCTCAAGTCAGGACTATAGTAGTAACCTTGGAAGATTGCCATGCTGTTATGGTTTATTTAAATTTAATCCACCGAATTTATATTCTGGCGTTGGTTTTTGTTCGAAGGAATTTAAAGCCATCTATGAAAGTCAAGAAAAATATGACGATAAAGTTTTCAGTATTCAACCGAGTTCTTGTGACGTCAAATTTTTGCATGGCGACGTAGTTAGCGGTAAGGATTGGACCATTACAATAAATAACGACGGAGACTTTTTAAAAGTTATTTCTAATCTACAAGCTGAACGTGACCTTCTATGTTTACAATAATCGGAAATCCTCCATATATCGGTAAAGGCGAAAAGTTTTATTTAAAAGTAATGTCGGAATGTGAGAAATTCGCAGATTCCGCTGTTTGGCTTGTACCTACCGATTTTGTAGACAACCATCGTATCAAGGAAAATATCAACAATAAGCATATCGAAATTCTCAATGAAAGATTTGAGTCTTTTAGCCGTATCGAAACAGTTGTCGGCGATGCGAAGTTCGAAGATGCTGAATTTTTCTCGGATGTAGGTATTTTCAAGTTTGACAAAAAGAAACTTGACCTCTATGATTTACGATTTAACAGATTTTCGGATCCTGAGAAATATAAGGAAATTACGAAGATTGTAGATGCATATCTGGTTGGAAAAAAGACTATTGGAACAGAACAGGGAAAGAAGAATACCTGGTATATCCAATTAAGCGATATAAGAGGCCATAGACGAGCCTGGGACTGGTGTACGCTTTTGTCCAAGGAAAGATATACTCCAGTTCAAAACGTTCCCGAAAGTGCCTTAAAACTCAAAAATCAGTATATCGGATTTGCTACGGTAGATGAGTGCAAGAATTTTATAGATTATTGCAATACTGATATTGCTATGTTCTTAAACTACCTCTATAAGTTTAATCAGCATACGAAATATGACTGCGTTCCTGTTTTTGACTTTACTAAACCCGTCGATGAAAACTGGGTAATTGAAGAAATCGGACTGTATAAATATAAAGAATTTATAAAGGACGAAATGTTGCCCTTTGGTTATAAGACGAGGTGAAAATGACGCAAGAAGAATGGCGTAATATAATTGATGACAAAAATATTGAATTCAGACGTAAAATCTATAATGCACTAATAAAGCCAGTAAATGGCACTAATGTATTATATCTCTCACGACAGATTTCTGGGTTTTTCGGTCATATTTTTGACCCTTATGGAATACTTCCAAATATTAGCCTTAAAATTGAAGAATTAGATGGCGGACTCGATATTTACTGGAATATTCCTAAGGAAGAATATCATTGTTCTGGAAAAATTGAATACGATAAGTCAGAAGATCCATTTTGGCATTTCAATTTAAAACTCATGCATGAGTATAAAGAACTTTATGACGAAGATATGATTGCGAGGGCTTTTAATTAATATGACAAATAGATTTCTCAATATTTTAATTCCGGGTATTTTGTTACCTGTCAGTTTAGGTTCAGTTTACAATTATTCACAATATGCCAAGAATATCATGGAGACTTTTGATATTTCGAAATTCTCGGCTGATATTGGATTTACTCTAATTATTTTCTTCCTTGGCATGGGTGCTGCGGTTTTCGGAAGATTTGTTGAAATGTTCCCGAAACGAATGGCGGTAGTTTCAACAATTCTGTTTGCAATAGGACTATTATTACTTTCATTTGCAACCTATACTGGATTTTTACCACTTTATTATATCGGCTGTTCATTTATGGGTTGCGGTACCGGCATAGGCTATACAGCACCAATTAAACAGCTGCTTGCAAACTTCAGTAATCATAAAGGACTTGCTTCAGGATTGGCTATTACCGGTTTCGGATTGGGAAAGTTCGTTGCAGCTCCTATGATTGAATATTTGCTTGCAACCTTTACGTTGCCGGTTGTATTCTTACTCATGGGATTAATTTTCTTAGTTGTAATGAGTTTCTCTTCATGGCTATATAAACCTAATCCTGCATATATTTCTACAAAATATACTGCTATTCCGTATAAGACCCTTATAAAGGCCAAATTTTTGACTAAAGAATATATTTCGATTTGGTTCATGTTCTTTATCAACATTACATGCGGCCTTGCACTTATTTCTCAGGAAAAGAGCCTGTTTTTAAATGCCGGATATACTGCTATTGCTTCACTCATGGCTGCTACAGCTGTTGCAAATGTCGGCGGTCGATTTGGTATGAGTACGGCCAGTGATTCGATTGGTAGAAAGGCTGCATATCATTGGGTTGCAAGTCTGGGTATTCTTGGAGCATTCTTATGTTATACTCAAAATCCGATTTTGCTTGTAGCCGGTATTTTGATGATTGAATGGAACTACGGCGGAGGATTCAGTTGTTTGCCAAGTTTACTTGCCAAGAGATTCGGAGATAGCTGTCTTTCTACAGTTCACTCTATGACGCTTAGTGCCTGGGGATTTGCTGGAATTGCAGGGCCTATTCTTGGAAACCTGTTTACCGACAATACTTTATATCTTGTTTTGGCACTTCTTTATTTCATTGGTTTCCTTGGATTTACTATTTTCGTCAAACGAGACAATGTAGCCTAACAACTATAAATTTTAAATTTAAGAGCATAGATGAAAAATTCTATGCTCTTTTCATACTTATAAATATGATATGAACGACAATATAAACTGGCGAGCACTCAATTACGATAATGTCAAGAAAGTTTTTGTCGATATGGACAAGGCTATTCGAGATAGAAACGTTATAATGTCAAAAACAAATGAAAATAAAACTACGAAAGCACTTTCACTATCGATTGAAGAATGCGGAACTGAAATTAACTTCTACTATATTTTCGGAAACAGTCATGTTACAATGGTTATTGACGACAGTACGATAAAGGTTCTTCCGATTGTACCGGAAGCATTGACTTATGAAATTGAGAAAAATGTCAAGATGATTATAGGTAAAGAATGCGTCTAGTTGAATTTCTTACACATACGACAACACCACAACAGTTGGTTGGATTCCTAAAGGGAAAACTGGGAATCGATGTGGCACATTATGTCCTTGACGAAAATGACGGTGTTATTGAAATGGATCCTTCCATTTTTGACAAGATTAAATACACTGTTAAAGAATTCGATGAATTATTGGACGCTTATGGCTGGAGAATAGGAGCCTATAGCGATTGGTCATTGGTTTTAAGAAATTCTAAAACAGAATATAAGACAGATTCCAAGTTCGCCAAGAAATTCCACGGTTTATATCTTCGTGCCGCACATAGAAATATTGAAGTATTTTCCAAGATTGGATTTCGTCCGGCGAAGTATAACAGCTGGGATGACGAACATCCTAATGATACAAAGGTTGGTCCGATTTATAACGAAGCTCGTGTATATCTTTGGAGTCTCGAAGAAATTGCAGCACATACAAAGAATAAGTTTGAATTTTGGGACAATGTTTACTATGTCATCGAAGCAATGAGACCGTATGGCAAAAATATCTACCTTGTAAGATTGCCAGATACAGTAAAAGTTTATAAAGACCCGGAATATACAGAGCTAGAAGAAGTTTCGACTGGTGCCTGTTTCACAACGCACAAAATTGACCCTTCATGGATTGAACTCGTAAGTTCTAATGATAAATATGCAGATACAATTCAAAAGTTAAAGAAAATGATTGGAGAATAAATGAGACTTTTAAATATTTTGACAGAATCGCTTAAATTTGTAGATTTGCCTGAATTAGTAAAGAAGTTCAGAGTAAGATTTCATATTCCATTACAAGACTGTGCAAAGCGTCTCATTTTGAACGGCATGGAAGTTAAGTTCGCTATTTCAACCTTAACGGATAAAGGACTTGAAGTCGACGAAATTTCAAAGTTTTTCGCCGCTAACGGCTGGGATGATTGTTCTCCAGTTAATTCTAAAGGGCAATATACGACAGATGAACTTATTTTCCGCCAAGGAAGAGAAGATGTCGATAACGTAAAGCCTTATTACGAGCTTGAACTTTTCAAAAACAAGGAATATATGGCTACATTCAATAAGTTCCTTGGAAAACTTGATTTTACAAAGTTCTATCATATAAGCAGTGCATCGCCGGATGATTTGCTCAAAACCGGTGGTCTCCGTTGTAAGAGAAAGTCCATAAAGGTAAACTATCCTCCTCGTATCTATATGATTAACGGTAAGATGGCTTTAAAGGTCCTTATTCTCAGAGGCGATATAGATATAGACACGAACGTAAGAACAGCCCAGCATAAGCTTAATGACGAAATGTATAACCTCGCCCAGTCTATGTTCGGACAGATAGTCATTGAATGGGAAGAAGACCATGATGAATCAATGCCGCAAATGTATATGTACAGAATCGACCTTCCTGAAAACTGGCCTGTTCATAAAGATCCGGAATTTGACGATGATGACGAATTGTCTTCATGTGCATGCTTTACTAATCAAAACATTCCAATGAAGTTCATTACCTTCGTTGAAGAATTATCATAAATATAATATGGAAAACGAAGAATTTTTATTAGACGAAAGCTTTAAGCTTACAGACCCAGATACAGGTGAAGAATTCGAAAAGAATGACGAAGCATTAAAGAAGTATTTTAATGAATTTAATGATACTTACTTCGAAGGTAAGCTTCAACCTATTTCATTAGGCTGGTTCAAGGGTACAAGTGTTCATGGCTATTTTAGACCGAGACCGAATGTTTACGAAAGTAAAGTTGAAGGTGTTGAAATTAAACTTAATATCAATGCTTGTGGTACTTTTGCCGCTTTTAGAAATACATTTGTTCATGAAATGCTTCACTATTACCGTGACTGTGTTATAGGTTTTACGGAAGCTGAATGGGATGCTGCTAGACGTGCTTTGAGCTATCGTGCTATTACACGTTATCGTCAGATTTTGAATAATACTGCAGAAACAGCTCATACTGGTGTTTGGAAACAATTAGCTGATGAAATGTCACTTAAATATCCAGAACTTGGTAATATTGAAAGATATGCAGTTCGAAATACAGAAACTGGCGTTGCATTGATGGATAAAAAGTACGTTGTTGATTTCTGTCTTAAAAACGTTATTGTAAAAGTTGAAGACGGTCCTTTGGGAACTTGCTATTTCTGTATTTCTAAAAATAACACACAGCTTAATAAAATCCTAAATGCTATAAAGGATGGAAAATCTACAGGCGAAGCTGGTATACCTAGTTATTATAGAGGAAAATGGACCAGAGAATGGCCGACATTGAAACCGGAAGAATTTACTAATATTCGTGCAAGCAGGGATATGACAAAATATTATAGAGATTCAAGATTCCCTAAGGGCATGATTAGAAAAGAAGAACCTATCGGTGAGTTAAAATAAGGAGAAATTTATTATGTATAATACAGAAGAAAATTTCGTCGAGTTGGATTCGATTCAGATTGATGAAACAGTCTTGAATAAGAAGAAAAAGAAATATTCTGAAGAAGAGCTTGATGAATTACAAGAACTTTCTGATGAAATCGATTTATCAGTAGAATAATTCAAAAATCTTTAATTTTAAAACCTAGTTGTTAAACTAGGTTTTATTTTTATCTGTTCTATCTTTTGGGTAATGCGATTCAGAGATCATAAGCCTAGAAGGAACTTCCAGACTATGACTATTCCACTTTTGGTATAAAGCTTCATCGTCAATCTTTCGGGATTTACATAACGGCTTACGAGGCGGTCATCCTGTACTTCGGCTACATCCGTTAAAACCATGGCGGCTAAACGTGCAGATTGCTAATCTGTACTTCGCTGATACTTTCACTAGCTGTTACCGAGTATGTTTCAAAACGATATTCCAGCTCATTTCTGGAAAACCCGTATCTGAAGTTTTCAATGGCTGACCTTCTACCGATAATTCCATTGGATTGGTTTTCGTTCCGAGGAATCAGACTTGAATATGTGAAAACAATAATAGAAAGTTTTTGTAAAAATTTTTTTAACCAAAAATAAAATATTCTGTGGTTTTAAAAATCATGGAACTTTTATATATAGTTTATAAATTATTTGTTACAGTTTTGCTATATTTAATTCTTAAGGATAAGTTATGAAAGTAGAAGATTTTGAGACACTAAAGAAATACGCGGAAGAAGATACTGTATTGCCGGATAATATTGAACAGGTAATGCAAGTAAATAACCTTTTACCTTCTACTGTTCAGAAATGGACAAAACTATATACGACACAAAAGTATCTTATATCTCAGCTCAAGGTTAATTTGAATAAGATATATGGAGAATGTTATTATTATTATAAGTTTAACGATAATGTGAGCTGGGGAACTACAAAAGAAATAGAATCTCAAATTTACAAGGATCCGAAATATTTGGCAGCAGTAAAAGAATACGATACACAGAAGTATTATTTTGATTTTATTGAAGAAACATTGACAAATATTAAGAATCTCGGATTTACTATTAAGAATTATTTAGACTATAAGAAAATGCTTTATACAACAGGTTAATTGTATGACAAAAGAAGAAGATAAAAATTTATTCGGCGGCGGTATAGAAGAATTGGCGCTGAAGATAATAGCGACTATCATTCTTGTCGGATTGATTGGCAGTATTATTGTTATGTTCGCTTTAATTTAACCATTTACAAAATTACAATATTTTTCTATATTGGGTAATATGATTAAGTTCGTATTACCTATTCTTTTTTCTGTAGTTTGTGTTTTCGCACAGGCCAAGACGTTCAATACCTATGCTGTATGCACGGCGATCGACGATATTCGGTATTGTGCAGTAATGCCTACTGAATCTAAGATTTCCGTCACAAAAACTAAAGTAACGGTTATCGACATGAAGCAAAACCTTTATGAATATGTAATCGATACCAATACGTATAATAAGGTAAATACGGAAGGCGTTATAAGTCAGGCATTCAAAGTCCGAGAATATTTTAACGGTAAGGAAATGCTCAATTATTATACTTTTGTCAACAATTCTGGCTATTCCATGGTTGATGTAAATACTCAATGTTATATTAAGAAGTATTTTTATGGAAGTATTGAAGAGTTGAAAAAGGAATATTATTATATTGATACCGATGTTAGCGATATTGAAGGCTTTATTGGCCGTTGCATAATGAGTCATGTTAAAAAGCCAGATAAAATGCCATAAAGCATAAAACTAAAAAATTATTTTTACCTATATTTGAGGGCATGAACAACAAGATATTGACCCTCGATATTTCAAACATGATTATGCGCTGCTTATTTGCGCAAACTCCTGGACCAGAAGAAAAGGAGTTCATGTTATTTAAGGCAACATTCTTCTCATCATTCTTTAAGGCTATTAGTGAAATTAATCCTAATAGGGTTTTTTGTTGTATTGATGGAAGTAGCTGGCGTAAAGATATTTTTGAAGGTTATAAAGCCAGTCGTGCTGCAAAGCGTTCTGCGTCAATCGTTAATTTCGACGCATTTTTTGCAGTATGGAGTGATTTGCTCGAACGCTTGAAGGTTGCATTTGAAGGTACGAATATTTATTTCGTAGATGTACCCAAGACCGAAGCTGATGACCAGATTTCGGTTATTGTCAAATCCCATCCTGAATGGGAATGCTATAATGTTTCTTCTGACAGAGACTTTATGCAACTTTTTGTTTGCGCAAATTATCACCAGTACGATGGGATAAAAAAACAGTATTTAAGTACATTGAATCCGGAAACAGATTTGCTTGTCAAGATTATTACAGGCGATAAATCCGATGATATTCCGGGAATTAAGAAGGGCGTTGGAATTAAGACTGCTGAAAAGATTGTTAATTCTGGCGAGCTTGATAAATGGCTTGAAGAAAATCAACTCACTGAAAAGTTCATGTTGAATTCTAAGCTTATTTCATTTGAAAATATACCAACGGAATATACAGAAGCAATTAAGCGAGTAGTTAATTCTTTTGAATATGTTCCTGAACCGAGAGCGAAGAAGTTTAATGAATTCGCTATGAATTCTGGTATTTCACTCTTAATGGTCAATTTAATTGAATATACCAATATTATAAAGAATATAAAGTAAGGTTTCATCTAACTGAACGTTACCACTACGTTCGGGTGAGCGAGTTACCAATAACGGTATAAACTCATTCTTTCATCTTGAAGTCGCTAAAAGTGGTTTGGCGCAAAGTAATAAAATGAACGGTAACATTGTTACTACCTTGTTTAATGGAAGTTCAACTTTAATTAAGGGTGCATGTATTGCAAATCCTCCTACAGTAATTCCGAATACGTACGGAAATTCTGAAGAACAGGGATTTATCAGCATCGTTAAGAAGGTTGCTCCGCAAATCAATATTTTGCATAAGACTCAGAATCCTGAGTATCTTGTAAAGTATAGCAAACATCTTAAAGATAAGAACAACTGGGAATTTACCGATTTCGATAGAACAAACGGTGACTGGTATCAAAACGGATTTCGCGTAGATCTTAAAGTAGCATCCTGTGATATGGTTGATACAGGTAAGGGACTTCCGTCTTATGTAGCTGGTTCGATTCCCGTCTCCTCTTTATATGATTTCCATCAAAATGACGGATTTTCTCTTTATCTTTGCGTAAGTAAGGATTGGTCGAGAATGTTCGTAGTTGACGCTGACGCTGCATGGGACTATGCAATGTCGGATTCTAAGTTAAAGAAAGAAATAAAGGATATTGCAGCTCAAAAAGCTTCTGGCAATGGTGTTATTAAATGTACTGCTTATGTTACAGTTAACCATCTTCCGCAGAGTGCATGGGTAGAAATATTCTAAATTTTAATTACAAAATAATAGGAATTAAACTTCCTATTATTTTGTTTTCTTTTAACCTTTAACAAAAACTATTATGGAATTAAAATATAAACATCTTTACAAAACAGTTCTTAAGGAATATCAGGCTCTTAGTAAATGCTCTAGGATGAAAGTTGCAGCATTGCTCGTTGAAAAAGGCCGTATTATTTCATGTGGCTACAATGGTACTCCAGCAGGACAAATTAACTGTAACGAAATTTTCAAATCTGAAAACGGAAAGTTTTATCTGCGAGATAATAAGGAAGAAGAGTGGAAGGAAGTTCCAGAAATGGAATGGAGAGCTAAACATCATGAATTCGCAAATGAACAAGAAATCCATGCAGAGCAAAGCTGTCTCGGTTATGCTTTGAAATGGACAATGAATATAACCGGTGCTTCTATGGTTATTTCCCATGAACCTTGTGAATCGTGTGCAAGACTTATTTATGCCGCAGGTATCAAGAATGTCATGTACGTAAACAAATATGACCGTGGGTCTAAAGGAATTCAGTTCCTTGAACGAAACGGCGTAATGGTTGAAAAAATATAAGGAAAAACAATGTATATCTATAAGAAGAAATCTTTTAAGAAGACTGGCTTGTATATCGTATTCCAGGCAGGTTCTAGTTATGAAAAAGATGGTCAACATGGTTGTCATCATTTGATGGAACACTTGATTACGAATACTATTCAAGACCAATTTGATGACTTTCAGAAATATAACATCGATTTTAATGCCTATACAAGCACAGATTTGCTCGTAGTTCATTTTACTGGCATGGATAAGTATCTTACTCCGGAATGGAAGAAGTTGCTTATTGAACGTGTTACTACCGGTTTTGATACTTACGTCACAAAGGAAGTTTTCGAAAAAGAACAAAAGATTGTTTACCAGGAAATTTTGGATGCATTTAACCGTCCTGTAGAAGGTAAGCTCCATAACTTGCTTCGCCAGCATTTCAATAATGATTTCGTTCTTGGTAAGACTGAAGACGTTATGAATTTTACTCTTGCGGATGCTAAGAAGCTTTATAAAGAACTTTTCAAGCCTGTTCGCATTGTTGAAGTTGGTCCTCGTCAGACAACCGGTATAAAGGTTAAGTTCTTGACAAAGATACCTGAAATTACAACAAAGCTTCGTTGGAAGAAGGATTACAAGGTCAGCTTGATGCCTGTTCCGGCACCGGAAAAAGAAACAGTTTTTGCAATCTGTAAGAAGCCGGTTTCCAAGAAGGATTATCCGTATGTAGTCATTGCTCTTGAAATGCTTAACGGTAAGTTGACTTCTCCACTTTATCATGAAATTCGAGAAAAGCGTGGTCTTGCATATCAGTCTCGTGCTGGAGTAATTGAATATGTCAATAACGGTATTTTGATGCTTTCTGCAACTACGGATCCTGAACATGCTGAAGAATTGAAATCTGTTTATATGAAGTATATTTCCAATTTCAAGAAGTATCTTCCTAAGAAGGAATTTAATCTTGTAATTCAGCAAGAAACAATTTGTCGTGAAGAAAAGAAGCTTCTTTATTTTGCAAATTGCGGTGATTTGATTAACAAGGGCGGTATGGACCTTCCGAAGAATCTTAATAAGATTGATTACAAGAAGGTTATTGAAGTCATGGAAAAATATGCACCGTATTTTGAAATCATTTAATTTCAGAAGTTTGTAAGATAAAATAAAATTGGTTAAAAAATATTTACTATATTTGCAATATTATGAAAACTACAAAGAAAACAAAAACATCAAAGAAAGAATCAAAGAAATTTGATTTCGAACGTTCTGAAAAGATTGCAGGTCTTTTGGGAATTTTTGCGCCGTTCATGCCTAGTTTAAGTGGAGAATGTATTCCAGTTCTTTCACAGGAATTCGTGTTGAAGAATCTCTTAGGACTTACAGAAGAAGAATATAACTTGAATCAAGACCTTCTTACTAAGGAATCACAGAATATTCTCAATGCAATTAAAATGCAGAAGCAGTTATTGGAATCTATTGAGAATAAAAACGAAGTTCCGGCTGAAGTAGTTGAAACTCGTCCGGTAAAGAAGAGCCGAAAGGAAAAGGTTAACTAATGATTAGTACAGGTGAAATGTACGGAAACGTACAAGAAGAAAAGGATGAATTCGTTGTCCTTCAGGAAAAGTTGGCAAAGCGTGCAGAAGAAGCAAAGAAGTTTGCAGAATCAGTTCCGCTTCCGCCACAGTTGAAGGCTTCTGAAATTAAGCTTCCGGATTTTCCAGAAGAATACATTGAAGCAACAGCTCTTGAAACCATGTATAACATGCAAGAAGCACTTCAGAATATTCTTGCTGCAAAGCGTGGTACTCTTGCTCCGACAAACAAGGAAGATAACCATCAGAATGCAAAGCGTTCAGGTTATTTCATGATGAGTACAGTCACTGAATTGTTCGAACTCATGGAACAGCTTGAAAAGGACAATTTTGAAGTTACCGCAGAAGGTAAGGCTGAAGCAGTTGATGCATTACACTTTGTTTATAACCAGTTGCTCTATCTTAAGTATCGTCCGAAGATGACTCTTCAGAAGTTCTATGATATTGCAGTCGAAGATACTAAGACCGGTACTATCGGTTCCAATAGCCTTCAGTATCTTATCGGTGACTTTATTGTTGCTGTCGGTGACTTGTATCAGAATTGTGCATCTTATAAGGATTGGAAGACTTACGATGTATGGAAGGAAGATCCTCTTAAGATTCAGGAACTTGGCGACAAGATGTTTATCAAGTTTGTGAAGATTTTCGTAAATCTTGGTATGACACCGGCTGAAATCTATAAGTGCTATCGTGATAAGAATATCGAAAATGTAAATCGCCAGAAGACTGGCGGACGCTACGAAAAGTAAGTTTATTCATTTACTCTATTTAATCCAAGACTAGAACTTTCGGGTTCTAGTCTTTCTTTTATAAATAGTTATAGAGGTTATTATGAGATTTAAGAATATTATTAATGAAATGTCCAGAGCTTCTGATAGAACTCTCGGAAGAGATTCCATTGCTAATGCCCTTTATATTCTTAAGGATTTTGCGGAAAACAATGGAAAGGTAACAGCCAACCAGGTTTACAAGTTTATTGAACGTTATTATGGCGACGACGCTGAAAATATGTTAACTAAGCTCGGTATTAACTTCTGGAAAGGCAGTACCGCTAAAGTTGACTTAAAATGGAAAATTGAAGATATTGCAAAGAAGAATAATATCGATTTAAGTGATGATCGGGCATATGTCGAAGAAAACAAAGACAAATATGACGATATGATTGATGTTTTCTGGGCATACTACAAGGCCAAGTCTGAAGGAAAGGATCTTTCTTCGTTTGACCCGTCACAGGACAAGACAATGCAGCAACTTGTTAACCTTTTCAAGAATGACCCTAAAAAAGCTCAGGAAGTTTTCGGAACGGATTATTCAAAGGCTGTTCGTTGGCTTGCTCCGTATATTGTTGACGATTTCGAAAACAGCTATGAAGGCGCTATCGACAAATTCTGGGATTGGCACCGTGCACATAAGAACGGTAAGGAATATACACTCAGTACAGAAGTTCTTGAAAAGCTTGAAGACCTTCTTAATATGCCGGATGCTGAACGTATTATCGGAAATAAGGGCTTATTCTTCTATGTAGCAAAGTCTGTAGGCGCAATGCTTGGTCGTAAGGTTATTAACGCCGATGAAACAGCTTTGGACCGTGAATTAAAGCGTATTATGAGAGCTCTTGATAACCCAGAGTATATTGACCAGATTGAAGCTGAAGAAAAACGCCGTGTCGCTTCCAGTAATCTTAGCAATGATGATGACAGTGGTTATTTCGGAAGTTTTGAAGGTAACTTCGGTGGATTCTCGATTCCAACTCCGGTTCTTAGAAAGATTGTAGCAGTTGCCGCTGAAGATGGCGCTGTCGATAAGGCTAAGATTGGTAAGGTCGACAAGAAACAAGTTGTAGAAAGCTATAAGTATTGCATGAACCAGCTTAACCGCAAGTTCCATGTTGGCCAGAAGGGCGCATTCGACGGTACAATTCAGGAATTTTACGATAAGTTCAAGATTGTATTCAACCGTGGCTATACTACAAGAACGCTGTTTAAGATTTTCGATGAAGTCACTACATTCATGATTGACCAGCTCGATAAGGAAACAGCTGAATACTGGAAAAATAAGGAAGAGATTTCCGATGTCGACGATTTCAACGAAGCAAAGAAACTTCTCTTACAAGCAGGATATACACTATTTAAGGACTAAGCCTGTAAATAATTATTAAAAAGGGGTTGACGAAAGTCGCCTCTTTTTTTATATTTACCACGTAAACATGGAGATTTAAAATGGCAGCAGTCATTATTGTTTGTTTATTAGTTGCATGGACTGTTTTGGTCAATCGACTTACGGCTAAGGCATATATTGACCATTATGAAAAACTTTTGAATTCAAGAACTTCTGAAAAATCAGATACTACGCCGACTATGGAAGCGTATATGCGAGAAAATTACGGTCCTAACGTTGTTGAATGGTTTAGGTATGAAAGATTACGTTTTTGGGCTTATAATGATTCTTTGAATAAGATATTTGAATCAGACCGTATTCAAATGCGTAGTAAAATTGTTAAAAACGCGGCAAATAAAATTTTAAACCAGCTTAATGAAAAGAATAAGAACTATAAGGGTATTTATCATGTTCTTGTTCCTATGTTAGAAACTAGTGATGGTAAGTCTATTACATGGGATTACCAGTATATTGGAAATGAAGACACTCTTTTAGGGAAAAATAACCCGCCAGTCAATGAACTTGATACTGCCAAGATCGTTGAAGACATTTCTAAGCTTTTAAATAATAACTAATAGGAGAAACCAATGAAACCCGTAACAGTCTTAATTTCAAGTCTTGCTATTATTGTAGCGTTGATTATCGCCACAGTGTTTGGCATTCAAAGCTCACAAAATAAGGCAATCGCAAAGGAATTGCTCATTGAAAGTTCTTTGAGCGATTTGAATGCCGAATATAATCGACGTGCAGGCTTGCTTGTTAACTTGGCAGAGGCAGTGATGTCATATAACAAGCATGAAGCCGAAGTTTTGGTACAGCTATCACAGGCTCGTACCCCAGCAGAAGGCAACGGAAATGTTAATGCTTCTGCATATATCCGTGGTGTTGTAGAACGTTATCCAGAATTGCGTTCAATCGAAAATTATAAGCAGTACATGAATGAATTATCCATGACTGAAAATCGAATTGCGTCACATCGTAAGTATTATAATAAGAATGTAACCGAATATCATCAGCATGTTCGTATGTTCCCGTCAAACATCTGTTTGAGTATTCTAGGTTATCAGGAAAAGGACTATAAGGTTCTTGAATTTGCAAATGCGCCAGTAGACGCACCCACCGGACTTTTTAAGGAAAAGAATTAATGTATATTGGTGATACCAATATTGAAGTAACTCAGCGTGAAGTTATTGTAGCGCTTGTATTCGCTCTTATTTCCCTAGCAGTAGGTTTCTACGTAGGGAATAGGATGGATCTTTGGCAAGATGACCATAATGCGAAGTACAATCAGGCTGTAAAAATCGATAACGATTCTACACAGTTTCAATATGCATTCAATACTAATGCTGGGCATACTTTGGCATACGGAACTGTTTCCGCGATAGGCAGCGTTACAGACGACGGTTTGCCGGGTCAGTATATGTCAATCCATCGAGTGCTTGAGGTCTATACGATGCACACGAAGCTTGTTTGTACTGGCTCTGGAAAGACACGTAGCTGTCATACTAAGGTCTATTGGACATGGGACTATCATGGAGCAAAAGACTGGAATGTAGATAAAGTCAATTTTATTAAGAAAGATTTTTACTACGGTCAGTTTCCGGAATTGCCAAGCGGTCATTATGTAAAGACAATCAATTTTGCACCTAGTAAACGATATGTTTATTATTGTCGACCATTAAGTTTTACTGGAACGGTATATGCAAATATCGATAACCATCGAATGAATGATGCAGAATATCGTGACGGTGTAAAAATCGATCAGGCAGTAGAGGATTTTAGCTGGAAACATACAGTATTGTATTTCTGGATAATTTTCTCGATAGTTATTATTGTAATATGTTGTGTCTTTATTGCAATGGAAAACTCATGGCTGAACGATTAGATTTTAACTATAAACAAAACACATAACAAAAGGAACATAAATGCTTAGTTCAAATATCCTCATCGGTGCGGGTATCGGCCTGCTCGTACTTTTCCTCATTATCCTCTTCATTACGTCTTATATTAAGGCGGCGCCGGATGAAGTAATTATTATTTCGGGTTTCCGACAGCTTCGAACAATTATCGGGCATGCCGGTTTCAAGATCCCGTTCCTTGAACGTGCTGACGTTCTTAGCTTGAAGTTGATTCCGATTGACGTCAAGACTAAGCAGGCAGTTCCGACCAAGGACTACATTAATGTAACAGTTGACGCTGTTGTTAATGCAAAGATTTCTGATGAACCTGAAGCAATTAAGAAAGCTGCCCAGAACTTCCTCAATAAGCCGATTGAACAGATTAAGGCGATGATTGTTGACGTTCTTGAAGGTAATATGCGTGAAATTGTTGGTCAGATGAATCTTGTCGACATGGTTACGGACCGAAAGCAGGTTTCTGAGAAGGTTCTCGAAAACGCTATTCCGGATCTTGAAAAGCTCGGTATTATCGTTAAGACATTCAATATTCAGAACTTCTCTGACGATGGTAAGGTAATTGAAAACCTTGGTGTTGATAAGGCTGTAGCAATTCAGAAGGCTGCATCAATTTCTCGAGCAAATGCAGAACGTGACGTGAAGATTGCTCAGGCTGAAGCAGCGAAGACAGCAAACGATGCTCAGGTTGCAGCAAACCTTGAAATCGCTCAGAAGCAGAACGACCTCGAAGTTAAGAAGGCTGACCTTAAGCGAATTTCTGATTCTAAGAAAGCTGAAGCTGATGCCGCTTATGAAATTCAGAAGCAAGAACAGCAGAAGACTATCAATATTACTGCAGCAGCTGCAGAAGTTGCAAAGCAGGAAAAGCAGATTGAAATTCGTGAACGCATGGTAGCTGTCCGTCAGAAGGAACTCGAAGCTGAAATTCAGAAGAAGGCTGAAGCCGATAAGCAGGCTCAGATGCAGCGTTCTGATGCTGAACTTTATAAGCAGCAGAAGGAAGCTGAAGCAGCACTCTTTACCCAGCAGCAGCAAGCTAAGGCAATTATCGCCAAGGCTGAAGCTGATAAGGAAAAGGCTTTCGCTGAAGCTGCAGCTACTAAGGCTAAGGGTGAAGCTGAGGCTGATGCTGTAAAGGCCAAGGGTCTTGCAGAAGCAGCAGCTCTTGACCAGAAGGCTGAAGCCATGAAGAAGTATGGTGATGCAGCTCGTCAGGAAATGCAGCTCAAGACTATCGAAAAGTATTTCGAACAGCTTCCGGCTATTGCTAGTGCAGTTGCTAAGCCGATGGAAAAGATTGGTAACATTAATATGTACGGTGAAAGCGGTACCGCAAAGCTTACCGGTGATATTACCAAGACGCTTACTCAGATTTCTAGCGGTTTGACCGATTCCCTCGGTATGGACCTCAAGACAGTTCTTGGTTCTATGTTTGGTGCCCGACTCGCTGGTGTTTCTGGCGCTCCGAAGGTTGAAAAGGCTGAAGCAGAGGTCGTAAATGAACCTAAGGCTGAAGCTCGTCCGGAAACTCCGAATGTTGACAAGACTAAGGAACCGGCTGAAGCTAATTCTTCTATTGGACGTAGCCTTTCGGACATGATGAACGATCCGACAGTTATTGCTGAACTTTCTCGTCGCCGTCGTCGCTAATAAGTATATATTTTCTCCTATAATAATAAAGGGTTGACGAAAGTCGGCCCTTTTTCTATATTATGAACATAAACAAAAAGGAGTTTACCATGGCAACAATCATTATTTCTGCAGCTTGCGTCCTTCTTATAGGTGCTGTTATTCTGTATATGCAGGGTATGTTAGAATGCATTTTCCAAAAAGATTATCGAAATAGTGTAGATTACAAGCTTGGAAAGCTGATTGAAGAATTCGATGACCTTTTGTCAGATACGGAAACTGGCGTAGAAAAACAAGAAAGACGAAAGAGACAAGGCGAAGCCGCAGTTTTGGCATACAGAGCAAAACAAGATGCTAAAAAGCGAGACTTTAATGAATGGCGTCAACGTGAATTGCTGAAGTCTGTTGGCTTGAAGACTAAAACTCAATGCATGATTGACGATATGGATAAATTGATGAATACTAAAACCGTATCGGATTGGAAAGCCGTTGCTATGCAAGGTGCTACTAAAGAATTTTTTACAAAACACCTTTATTAATGGAGAACAAGAATGAAATCCAAAGCACAACAGTTAGCTGAAAAATTCGACATGTGTATCAATGGCATTGATGAATGTCAAGATGCTATTCTAAAAATGCGTAATTCATTTATGAATCGATTGGAAGGAAAGCCGGTTCCGGAAGACCAGACGATTTATTTGACAGAAGAAGAACAAGCATGTATTTGGGACACTTGCAGAATGTACCCGAATTATGGGGGTTGACGAAAGTCTTCCCCTTTTCTATATTATAAAATTATAAAAAGGAGTTTTTAATGACAGCAAAGTGTATTGTTTGCGGCGGCGAATATTGTGCCAAAGGTGTTAAGGATGTTAAGAATTTTATGTGTAAGTTCTGTATGGCAGATAAGGGCTTGCTTAAAGGCGCAGAACTTGAAGAGGTTCTTAAAGCTAAGCGCGAAGTAGAAAATCTGCGTTATTGGAATAACCGAAATGAGGAGCTTCGTAAAATTAAATGCTCTGAATTTAAGAAATTACATATAAAGAAATATCACTATAAGCTCGGTTATGAAGAATGTCAGCGTAGGGCTAATCTGTGTCAAAAGCTTGACTGGGATATGGCATATGACATGGAATATGATGACATGTTTATTACCCGTGCAGACGGTACAAAAGAAAAAGCTAAAAATTATACTGCTGAAACATGGCACAAGAAACGATTACTTGAATTTGCTCATGAATATTGGAATTTAATTGCATATATTCTTCGTCGAGAATATCAAATTAAACATCCGAGAACAATGCATTTCGAGCATAAGGATATTATTATCACGGATCCTTGCTATATCGTAAATGATGACCATGATTGGATTTCCAAGGCTGAATCTATTAAGTCCGGAATGTGCACTGATACACTTTATGGTGATTGGTCTTGTACTGTATTCGATTTAGATACAAAGAAGCCTATTGGCCGGTTCTGTGCAGATGCGGGTATGGTTTGTGTTTATCCGCTCGATGAACCGTTGCTTGACAAGAAAGAAGTTAAGAAATTTTTGAAGAAAGACTGGTGTGCTACAGTAATTAAGGATTTTACGGGCGACATTTCTTTCGTTCGTCATGCTGGAAAGGAAAACGAATGGCGCAGTTATGATGATTACCTAACAGTAGAAGGTAGAGGTTCTGTTAATTTCTCTGGAAGACAAACTGGACTTTAATATGGTAGAGCTGAAAATAGATGGACATATTTATAAGGTTTCCGATATTAGCTGGGAATATGATTGGAATGATGTATTTAGACGATGGCGAGAAAAGTTACCTGGTTCAGGTTCGCCTACGTCTTTAGAAATTCATTTCAAAAGTCGATTTTATTTTACTCCAGCTCCACCGTCAAAACGTAAATGCGATAAAATTTGGGGTGAATGTCGAAAGTCTAAGTCTCAAATTGATGTAAAGAATATCGATATATCAAAAACTGTCTATATCGGTACTCAAAAATTTAAATTACGTGATGATGACCAACGAAGAGCTTTTATCGAGTATTTTAACACATTAAATTCTTTGGACAATTTATAATATGCTTAGTTTTTTAGATTATTTCAAAACTAAAGAAGACTGGAAAGATTACGTAACTGACGTAATGCGTTGCTGCTATTATAAAGAAATAGTCGAAAACCATAAAATGATTGGTGACCATGCGTATGAATATGCACAGGCAATGATTGGAAATGGTTTTCGTATAGAAAACATGTGGGAACATGGGATGTCATATATTATTGAAACTAATTTAAAACCGAATTATAGATTGAACGAGTTTTATACTAGACATCCCGGTATGGATGTCGCTACAGATATGCTTTACGATTTATACCAAAAATACGGAAAAGATTTTCAGAAAGCCCAAATGTATGTAAAGAATCAAACGGAAGCTTATGAAATCGAACATGCATTAGATGATAAATATGATTCCGGTAATACTAAAACATAAAAGCCAACACGAAGAAGATATTGAATGTCATATTGAAAAAATTATTCGTATGACGCTTCATCAAGATAGAGCTGGCGGTATATTTGTTAAAGATAACGTAGATTCACGTTTAATGGGTATACATGATATAATCGTCGAAATGGATGGAAAAAATTATGATCTCGATGACGAATTTCAGAATATACAATTTGTGAATGACTTTATAATACTTAACTCTTTAACTAAAATATAGGTTGACAAAGCCTATATTTTTTGCTATATTGTATTACATGAATAAGAACGAACTTGAAGCAAAAATCCGTCAGGCACAAGATGCCTATTACAATTCCGATTCTCCTATCATGAGTGACATTGAATTTGATGCACTCTGGGATGAACTGAAGACCAAATATCCTGATTCTGATGTTTTGAAGGAAGTTGGTAAGGACCATACTGAAGGTTTTGAAAAGGTCAAGCATGATATTATCATGGGTTCTCAAAATAAGGCCAATACGGCTCCAGAAATGGATGTCTGGTTCAATAAGTGCCGTATGAATGGTCATGAATATGTTGTTGCTCCTTTGAAGCTCGACGGCTGCTCTATTGCGCTTAAATACGTCGATGGAAAGTTCGTTCAGGGTACTACCCGTGGTGATGGTACATACGGTGACGATATTACCAATAACATTCTTAAGATGAATGGTCTTGTCAAGAAAGTCGATAAGGATTTTACAGGAACTATTCGCGGTGAAATTTTGCTTTACAAGTCCGTTAAGGAAAAGTATTTCCCGAAGTACAAGAACTGCCGAAATGCTGCTTCTGGTATTATGAAGCATCTCGACGGTGCAGATTGTGAAAAGCTTAATATCAAGGTTTATGAAGCCCGTTATGCTTCTAAAACTAAGCGTCATTTCCAACTTCAGTCTGATATGCTTGATTGGATGAAAAACCAGGGTTTTGATGTTGTTGACTACAAGATTTATGACCTTAAAACTATGAATGGCGAAAAGGCTGTCGCTCTCATGGATCAGATTTGGCATGAAGACCGTGATTACCAGATTGACGGTCTTGTTTGGAAGACGTCTTTGATTGATTATGAAGATCTTGAAACCAATTATTTGCCGGAATTCTCGATTGCGCTCAAGCCGAAGTATTCTCTTGCTCAGACCAAGCTCATTAACATTGAATGGTCTATCAAGAATGGCAATTTGACTCCGGTTGCAGTAGTTGAACCTGTTGAACTTTGCGGAACTACAGTTCAGCGTGCAAATATGTGCAATATTGACATGCTTGAAGATATGGGTATTGAAATTGGTCATGAAGTTATTATTACGAAATCGGGCGAAATTATTCCGACTATCTTGCGTAATGTTACAACCGGTAAATCTCGTGAAGGATATGTGTTCTAATGGAAAAATCGCTTTATGAATATCGTATTATAGAACTCGGTACATATGAATATCCGACGTTCGATTTTGATG